ACCTCAGAGGCACTTGCGTGACGGAACTGCCCGACAATCTCAGCGTCGGCGGGTCTCTTTACCTCAGAGGCACTTGCGTGACGGAACTGCCCGACAATCTCAGCGTCGGCGGGTCTCTTTACCTCAGAGGCACTTGCGTGACGGAACTGCCCGACAATCTCAGCGTCGGCGGGTCTCTTTACCTCGAAGGCACTGGCGTGACGGAACTGCCCGACAATCTCAGCGTCGGCGGGTCTCTTTACCTCGAAGGCACTGGCGTGGCGGAACTGCTCAAAGATGATCGGGGCTATAGGCTTCATCGCGCCGGTGAGCGTTACATTGCCGGGCGCAGAAATTTCTCAGCCAGTGAGGCGTTGGGCCATTGGGGCGCGGGTTCTTACCCAGACCGCGAACGTGGCGATGCTTTTGTCGCAGCGGTCCGGAAGGAGGAAGCGCGCAGAACCGGGGGGGCATCCCAATGAGCATGAGCGCCAACCTGCACCGCCCCACATCAGTCAAGGCACACCCCATGCCCGGCCAAAAAAACTATTCACTGACTATTGAGTCGGATAACGGAGATTACATTTCGATCTTCTGTCCGCCTGCAATCGCCAAGGCCATGGCCGGCGCGTTTCGCTGCGCAAAGGATGGTGGCGAGATGGCCGAAACCCTCATGGCCGTCATTGATTGCGCAGGTGATTTTCCCGGCTCTGAGGACAGCATCATCGATGCGACGGACCTGTTGGAGCGCGTGCAGGCCCATCTGGATCACTGCGAGGACCACGCCGCAGAACAAGCGTCCGCAGATCCGTATGACCGGCGCTGCGATGAAGCGAAGGAAAACGCATGATCCGCGTTCATCTGGGAAGCCTGATCGGATGCATCTTCATCGCAATTACCATGTTCGCAATTCTTCTGGTGACGGCATGAACGCATGGCCCAGAATGGCAGACCTTGAGGGCACCAAGGCTCAGCGCGACCAAGCAGATGTCGCCCGAGAAATGGCGCTTGAGGGAATGCGAGGCCTTGGGTTTGAAGCCTGCTGCGATCTTTTCGCGGAGCATGTTCTTGGCCGTCCAGACGCCGAGCCGGACGCTGTTATCGCCTTTGGTGATCATCTTGGGCGCGCCGGATGGATGGAGCGCAGAATAGCGGCTCCGGTCGCTGGCGGGTCGGGCGGTCTCTCCCCCGTCTGGCCCGCAGAATGAAACGAGGACGACGAAATGCTTTTCAATCGAATAATTCGCGCACCCCCGCGCGATATGAAATTCACCGAGCGCCCTCATCTCTTGCGCACCAAAGGGGTCTTTGATCAGCCTGAACAGGGACCGTACCGCTGCGTTCTGGTCGCAGTATGGACGAAATAATACGTAGAAAGAGATACTTAGAGTGACCTGGGCACGTCTGAAAACTGCCCGCCGAATAAAACAATGAAAGGAAAAACAATGACCGACGCAATGAAAGAGATGCCCAAATACCAAAGCCACAAGAAGGTTTGGGCGCTGAAAATTGCCAGACTGTCTGACACCGGCTCACCGGACCAAGAAAGCGACGGATCTCTGCTGATGACCTCAGACGACGAAGGTTACGGGCCTATCAGGTTGGACCGGGATTATGTGCAAAAGCACAGCCCGAGGGTCGGAGGGTATTACGTTGTTTATGAAGATGGCTACGAGTCATTTTCCCCGGCGCACGCTTTTGAAGGTGGATACACACGTATCTGATTCCACGTCTGGCCCGTAGAATGAAAGGAGGAACTGCAATGACCATAGACACCAAAGAAGCCCGCGCGCTAGTGGAGCGTCTATGTCTCGTGGAAGTTGCGAGGCTAGAAGCTGATCTCATGGACGAAGCCGCTGCCGCCCTCACCGCTGCGCTGGACGAGGTGGAGAGGCTGCGGGAGGCAGCGACTCAGGCATCTGTAGCGATCAACCAAGCAGAATACGAAGTAGCGTGGCAGGCCCTTAAAGTCGCCTTGAAAGGGACCGACCAATGACCGACTTATACGACGAGATCGACTACCTAGGCACCCCCGAAAGTAGCGACGAGGCCATGACCGAAACTGTCAAGGAAATTATTGACCGGCTTTCCGCCGAAGAGCGAGGGCAACGACTACTGGTGGCCGCCCTTTCTACCTGCGCGACCGGGCGGAAAACAGCATCATCTTCTTTGTGCGATGAAGCAGCAAAGCAATTGTCCGCATTATGGGCTGCCCGTGACACGATGGAAGCCGAGGTGGAGAGGCTGCTGGACGTTCTTGGCCAACTGGAGAAGCAAGCATCTGAAACGTCTCGGCGTGGTGCAGTCATAGGCCCCCACTGGACGCGCCTGACAACCGCTATTCTCTACGCCCGTGCCGCCCTGAAAGGAGCCGACCAATGACTGATATGCGCGAAGGGCTGGCGTTTACCTTGTGGAAAAACGATGCCGCCCGCGTCGCGCCAAATGTGGCGCGAAACCGCAACCCTGACGCGTTCCTTGCAGAAGCGGACGCCACTAGAAACCATTGGCTACACCACGCAGATGCCGTTATCGCCACCCTGCCGTTAATGGTGGAGCAGTTGGAGTGGGTCGATGTCTATCGCAATGGGTGCCGCTTCGAAACTAGTTGGGGCATTCCGCCAATATGCCTTGTAGAGGATGGAACATTTTACTGGAAGGGTGGAAATTACAAATACGCGGAAGACGCCATGGTCCCCGCTAACGTAATGCACCGCGCACAGATCATGGACGCATTCGGACTGCCGAAACAGGAGGCTCAGAATGACTAGCGTAGAAAATCCATGCCGCAATTGCGGGGTGACGCTTAACGGATATTCAGGCCTTCCAGGAATTCGCAGCCATGGTTCTTACAGCACCCACCGGGGATCTGATTGCATTAGGAACCTGCGGCAACGCGCAGAGAAGGCTGAGGCCGAACGTGATGCCCTGCAAGCGCGCGTGGTGGTTGCGGAGGGTCGGTTAAACCGGCAGTTCGTAACCAACGCCACACTTCGTGAAGCCGTTGAGCATTCGTTTAAGCGAGATGACGGTGAGGTATGGTTGCGCGATTGGTGGCATGGTGATCAGAAAGCAATCGACGAATTTGAGGGGCAGCGCGACACCGTAAAATGGTCAATCAATGACTGAAAAGAACGGAGCGTGCTTGCATGTGGTTATTCAACTGCACGGCAGGCTCGGCAAATGGCGTTGTATCGCTTGTGGGAAAATAGCTACCACGCAGTATTTTGAAACATCGATACGTGAGGATAAGACATGACCAAAGCACCTGAATTGTTAAACAATCCTTTTTGCGGTCTGTGCGGCCAGCCCATGGACGCAGCAGAGCGCGCGTCTCAAGCCACAGAAACATCAGTGGATATGGCCTTATCTCTTGTAGACCAGATTACCAAAGCCCGCGAAGAAGGGCGTCAGGCGGGGCTGAGAGAGGCGGCGGAGTGCGCGGACAAAACGTCAACTTGCATACTCCCAAGCGGGCACTTTTTATCCAAACGCGTAGGCGACGCAATCCGCGCCCTCTCCGGTGACAGCCATGAGTGATCGCAAGGAAGCGCTGACGGACCTGTTGGCGATGGTTGATGCGGGACTTGCCTTCTGTCCAGAAGAGCGACGCTACGCGGAGGAATTTTGCAGCCTTTTTGATAGGTGCTTCGACGAGGCCATGTTCGATCTATTTTCTGCTGGTTATGAGGGTTCCCTCGATGCCGCCAAAGCCTTTCACGAAACTGTTATTCCAGATGAGCCGTGGGACATATATAAGATGTCACAGTTCCCCGGCATGATACCTGACTCATCCCCTTTGGCCTATGGCGTCACAATTGGGTGGGATGGAATTCACAGAAGTTACGCTAAAAAACCTGCCCGCGCCTGGATTGCCTCAATCTTAAGGCACTTGATCGCTCAGGAGGACTGATATGGCCGAACCCTTCGTCAATCAAGCCCGAGCGCAAACAATGCTACGCGACTTTGATCGGCTTCGCAGGGCCATCCGAGCATGGGATGCAGAGGCTACAGAGATCGCATGGGGACGTTGCGAACCTTGGGTGGATCAACTGCGCCCAATGACACATCATTGCACCTGCAAGGAGGACTGACGCCATGACACTACCATACGCCAGCGCAACGAGCGGCAAGGGCGCAATGACGGAAACGCAGCGGATACTGCAATCATTCGGCGCAACCTCATTTGGATATATGGAGGATTTCAGCGATGGGACATTGACCGTTCAATTTCAATGGCGGGAGCGGCGCGTGACAATCAAAGCCAATGCCAAGGGATATGCGCAGGCGCTTATACGTGAAAAACCCTACACGACACGGATGCGGGTTTCAAAGGCGCAGTATGAAGAAAAGGCCATCAAGCAAGGCCAGATCGCCACTTACTCCATCTTGAGAGATTGGATCAAAGGTCAAATCACGGCTGTTGAGGTCGGAATGCTTAGCTTTGAGGGTGCGTTCCTCGGTCAAATCCTACTGCCTTCCGGCCTGACATTCCTTGAATTGGCTGAAGAAAAGCAACTTCTTGCTCTACCAAAGGATTGACGCCATGAAAAACATCGAAGAAACCATTGTCGCGGCTGCCGTGCAGGTCGAGGGTCTGACGTTTAGTCTTCCGAGGCCAGCGCGCCACGGTCAAGTTCTTCATTGTATGGAGGGTCTTGTTCCAGACATTTGGCTATCCGCAGGGTGCCAAGGGTTTCTTACCTCTGATGGCCGGTTCGTAAACAGGGTTCAGGCCAAGCAGATCGCGCACATTGCGAAGCAGCCAATCATTCGGGATGACCTCCATGGACGGGACGCATTCAGTGAGGATTTTTGGTGATGAAACTACCCTTCGACTATTCCCGCTGCCTTCGTGAGGAATGCCCGCTATCACGTAAGTGCGCGCGCTTTATGGACCCAGGACGCCCGGAATACCAAACATTCACAGATTACCCCGGCGGCGAGGGCTGCTACGGTTTCATCGACGTAACGGCAGGGGATGAATAATGACCCGGCACCACCACGAACCAGACCACCTGCCCGGCGAACCACGCCCCGGCGCTGGCATTCTGTCCCTGCGGCTTGTTCTCTACGGCGTGTCGGCGTGGGCACTCTTAGCCGCCCTTATTATTGGAGGTAATTATGTCCTGTAAAGCTATCGTTGCCCTCGCATTTATCGCGCTGCTATCTGCTTGCGCAGTTGCGCCGGAAGGCTCTGCGCCGCCACAGTTCAGTGGCACCATTGACCAATCTGCACCGCCCATCATCATCGACGGCAGGGGCGGCGGGAGCATCGCCCAAGGCCGCGAATATGTCAACCGCATGATGGCTCGGGCATTCAGCGAGGGACGCCCTGTGCGCCTGTCGGGCCGGTTTACCAGTGCCGGAACCTTCGCCCTGTTCCTCGTCGAGAACGTGCCGGGGTCGTGTGCAGAGGCCAATACCATCTTCGGGTTTCACCGCGCCGTTGCTGGTGTCAGTATCCTTACTGTGATGCCGATCCCTCTAACCGGATCGGCTGGCGATATTGCAAATGCCAATATAGCTGAGACTTACAACCCAGCGCTTGCCCGCTGGTTTCTCGACGGTATCGAAAGCGGGCTGATCACTACCCTGTTCACAAACCTGCGTGGATCTGAAATGGCGCAGTTCGGCTATCCTGTGTGTGAGGAAGAACAATGACTGATATGACGAAAATCCTTCCGTGCGGATCATTATCTATTCGCCATGCGGTATGGAAAGCTGTTGGGCAAACAACGAAAAAAGCCCGCCAGCCGAAGCTGACGGGTGAGTTTGATCATCAGGGCAGATGATTGAAGCGGCGCAGAACGCCTAGTCTACACGGACCTTTTCTTCAAATAGCCGGGAGCCGCCCGGCGCGGATCATACACCTTGTCCCGCAACGCAGGTGGCGTCAATCTCGAAAAACTCTTTATCGTCGTCCGGCAGAATCCTGGAAACTGTTCGCTCCAACCTGCGGCGCTGCTGATTGCATATCGCCAGCGGCCAGTTGCGGGTCATAATATTCCGCTCTTCACATTCTGGCCCGAATATCGTCATGGAACAGATAGTCAGCAGAATCTGGAATGTCTCAACCATGCCCATGTCTCCTGTGGTATCTGAAAGACCGTTCGCAATGATGCCGGCCAAAGATGCGGACCCATACCGCCCAAAAACCAGACTCGCCTCGATGCTGCCATGCTCTGGCGCAGAGGCTTTGCGATGGGCCGGGGAAAATCGCGTCGTGAAGGAAGCGGGATATGTCAGAAACAAATGCCCGCATGGCTTTACTCCGGTATCAGGTCAACCCAATCGGGGCAGGCCAGTGAGAAAACAGCGTAGGAGTTCTGGATTTCTACCTGCGTCTGCGGAGTGTCGTCTACCGACCTTGTTGCTAACGACGCGCCCCATGAACGGCAGACTTCATTCTCTGTCGCGGTAGCCACGCCCGTCGTATTCGCGCACGCGGTCAGCAAGATCAAACTCGACCCGATCACGAATTTCGTTTGCACGTTCATAGTCTTTCTCCGTTGCTTTGCGGCGCTCTGCATCGACACCGCTCTTGCGCACCTTGAAATAGGCCACGGCAACACCAACCAGCGCACCTAGACCGGCAAGGACTTGCGGCCATATTCCGAACAGCAGATCAAGCATTGTCACCACCCGTGAGTGTGCGTTGCAGCTTGTCACGAATGCCGATCAGGCCAGCGCCGAGAACAATAAGCGCTGCGGGGCTGGCATCCTGACCGCCAGCCAGGATCGTGACAACGCGGCCAAGCTCGGACGCCCACGCGCCCGCGCCGGCCATAACCATGCCGCCAAGGGCGATGGACAGCAGACCGGCCCACCACGTTAGCGAAGTTGGGCGAAAGTATCGGAAGTTCATGGGTTATCCTTTCAGGCTGCCGAACAGGCGCAAGAGCGACGCCAGCAGGCCGGTTGCGGGTTTTTCGGGGGTGGAGGCCCGCGAAGCGTCCTCGACGGGCTGTGTGGGGCGCGTTGAGGCGGGTTCTGGGTATATTTCCGGCATAGCCGGTGGGGAAGTTGGCACGACTTGCTGCGCGGCTCGATATCCAGCCTCAGTCAGGGCTGCATCGAATGCCCGCGCGTAGCCAGCATATTTGTCAGCCTCGAATGTGCCGTTGATGATCCGCCGCGCGTTGCGGTAATCTCCCGGCAGGTAGTCGCTGGCCTTTTTGCCCGTGTATATGCCGTGTTCGATACCGGCAATGAGCGCCTTGGCTGCAACATCAATGCGCAGCGCCAAATCAGGCTCACTGACCACATCCACACCTGTCAAGGCGCGGACCTTCTCATAATTCAGCCGCCCGGTGTTCTGAACAAATCCCCGCCCACGGAACCGCCAGCCATCGCCGTTATCGGTGCCGTTGCCAAGAATGCCGCCATAGACCGTGTTTGCCAGTTTTTCTGGGTTCCGCACCATCTGGCCACCCGGGATGCCTTTACGGCGGGAATTGGAGAACACCTGTTCGATCCGCCGCGCGCTAGTGTAATTCATGTTTTCGGAAATCGGCTGCATTCGCCCGCCGGTCTCGCCGTATGTCGTGGCAAGGGCGTAGGCCAAATGAGACAACGGCAAGTGCGCGCCATCATCAATGATGGCTTCCATGCCCTCGACTTGCTTCTGTGATAGGCTGGTGCCGAAAACACCACTGTTGCGGCGGCGCAGGCTTGTGTAGAACGCTTGCTTATCCATCACGAAACACCTCTCTTGGCCAAATCCATTCTAAGATTGTTTATTTCAGTGCTTGTCTTTCCGGTCGCATCAACGACATCGTGGATGCCGGAGACGGCCTGTTGAAAATACTGGTTGTTGTTCTCAAACTGCTTAGTCTGGCCGTCTATGGCAGAAACCATCTTTGACATCTCAGCCGTGTTATTGTCGATTGCGACAATCAAGCGGCCTGTTTCCGTCGTTCCACCGCGTAGGGTCGCAATGATCTCGCCACGCATCATAAAAATAATGAGCGCCACGACTAGACCGATAGGGCCATATCCGGCGAATTCATTAATGAGTTGTTCCATAGTGCCCCCGCCACGCAAGAATGCAATCGCGCACCGTTGTTCTCAGCGCCAGAAAGAAGCCGAAAAACACCCATAGATAGGTGTAACCCGCGGTGTTCCCAGCACCAGCCCAAGCCAGATCCAAGAATGCCAAGGACAGTGCAATGAGTGCCGCCGCCCGAATGAAAGGGGACCATCGGAAAGACCCATTCAGCCGAATCCCGAACGCGTGGACGGCGGACGCACCAAGGCAGAACCATGCGAACTGCAAAGCTTCCAAGTGCGTCATTCCCGCCCATTCAAGAGCGTTGACCCCGCCCCAATGACTCCCCGCAACAAACCCGCTGAACCCGATGACATATACCGCCATGAACATTTCTGCGGTTTTGCGAAGAGGTATCATTTCTCGCTCCACCCACAGAGCCGATCAACCGCTTTCGCGGATACCTTTGCGAACGCCGCCAATCTGGCCAGAAGGGGTGCATTGCGGCGAATTTCTGTTGCCCCGGCCCATTCGATCTGAGCGCCCGCCGCCTGCTCATCTGACAACCCGTCCAGTGCTCGGGCGAATGTCGCGGGCCACTCGCCACGCGCCGCCGCAATCGCCTCTGCCGGGGGCAGTAGGCCTGCGCCCATAAGGTTTGTGCAGAAGGCACCGCGCGGGATGCTTGCGGTTTCCCGCCACGCTTTTATTTCTGATCTGGCAGAGCGAAAAGATGGGGCATCGCCGTCGACTACTTCAACCTCACCCGTCACCACGTTTATGCGCTGGATTGTCATTTCATCACCTGTAAAGAATGTTCACTTCGCCCTGGTTGAACGTGTCGGTGCCTGAGCGTGTCAGGCGCAGTTGCGTAAGTTCGCCCGACAGCGCGAGCATCCCCGATCCGTTCAATTCATAATCCGGCCCGTTGAAGCCGTTATGCTCTGACAGCCACGTATTGGTTGCCTCGTCCATCAGATAGAGGCGCATCACCGCAATGATGTCTCGCGGCGAAAACGAGTTGATATTCATATGGAAGCCAACCGTGCTAGTCGTGGCCCCACCTGTGCGGGACGATGAGGACGCATAGCCGGTTGTCACAAGCCCGCCTGATGGGCCTATCTGCACCAACAAATCATCCGCAGCAGAAAGGTTGACCTTGTTCAGGCAAACGATAACCTCTTTTGTTCCCGCCGGGATGGCGGTGAAATCGAACGCCGTGCCAGATGTGGTGGCCTGCTTCGTTGCCTCGGAAATCGTGCCCGGCACGCTCTTGGCCCACCCGATCATGCCGGTTATGTCCGTGTTGGCGTCGTCCAGAAAGCGGTATCGGCCCAGATCATCCGTCCAGATCGTTCCTACAGAAACGGTATCACCCGCCGCATCCATCCGCGCCTTGGCCGCAACCATTATGGCACGGGTGCTGAAATTCGGGCCCGCCTCATACCATTTGACGCCGTTGACCGTCAGATGCTGATCGCTTGCGCCAGATGCGGCAACTTCCCAAGATGACCCATCCGCAAGCCTGAATATATCCCCAGCCGTGACTGAACCAACACTACCGGCGGTATATGTGAAATCAGTGTTTGCAATAAACTCTGCATATGTGATGCGGTTGGTCTGGTTGATTTTCTTGCGCGTGGCTGACCACGTTTCGCGCTGCTGAATAAGACCCATTTATTTGCCCCTTATGCCCACGCCCGAACTACGATGCGCCAGTTTCCGTTCGTTAAAATCGCCGTCGCACCCGTGGATTTGTTTGCCGCCTGAACGCCACTGGCACAGGTCACAACCGTGACGTTTGTTGCGTCCCACCCAAGAATGAAATTGAAGATCGAGGAGGACACCGCGTCCTTGCTAGGTAATCTGATTTCATCGTCGACTGCCCACCCGTCCTCTGCCGTCTTGCACAACAAAACTGCATCGACGCGGGATGGTTTTGCCCCAAGACCATGAGCGACATTTAAGCCGCTTCCGTTCGTGATTGTCTGCTCTGAGCTAGTGAAATCTGCGTCTATAATCGCGCTTTGCGCCAAGGCCTTGCCGTCTGCTCTAAGGTATCCCGTGCAGCGCCATTTACCGCCACCCTCTGAAACAAATTGCCCTATGTCATTAGCGGCGGTAACAATGTCGGCCCCGGACGGCAGTATCAGGTTGGTTGCGTGATGCGTCAGCGTGAGAACGCCAACAAACCGAAGCAATATCTTCGTTCCCGCCGGGGCCGAGGAAAACGCGGCGATGGTCGTGGTTCCGTTTACGTTAAAGGAATTACCGTCGCTGCCGATGACAAGCGTAGCGGCTGACGTGAGGTCAGCGCCGAATGCGTGATCAATCCTGCTCCCGTTCGTGTCCAGAACGCCGCCGAGTTGTGGCGTCGTGTCCTCGACCACGTTTTGCAGGCTCTTGGTGTGAACCTCCTCGATGGCGTCTTGCACCGTGGTTGAGGATGACCAAGCGGGGGGCGAAAATGAAATAGCTGACGCGCCAGATGTTGAAAGGGGAATGGAATTGGCTGGGTCTAACGGAAAGCCGGGAAGGGTCACGCCGCTGCTGTCTGTTACGTTGACCTTGGTTTGCACCGCGCCCGCCGTGAACACTTGTGGGAATATGCCGCTACTGTCAGCCACAAGCGGTTGCGCGTGAACAGCCGAAAGCGCCGAGTCGGAGTAAACCGTTTGCTCTGTCACCGTGTTCACGTCATAGAACCGGGCCAGCGCGCCAGATACCGGGTTTCCGTTGCCATCCACGGCCCGAATTGGGTTGTGGTTTAGTTGGTTTACCATGAGGGTTTCCCATAAAAAAACCGCCCATCGGGGCGGCGTCGGTTGGTTTGGGTATGCGTCGGATTATTGCGGACCTGTGCGTTCTTCTGTAGCCGTCGATACGGCCACCCCGGTAAGGTATGGCAGGAGTCTCGGGACCACTCTTTGCTCGAATGCCCCGCTTGCCGTGTCGGTTAGAAGCGCGCGGAAAAGCTCAGGATCTTCAACAGCGTCTGCAAGCAATTGCGATGCCCTGTCAGCGGTCAGGCTCCTGAGCATGTCCCTTGCCCTAGATGATGCCATTTGCGCGGTTTGAAGGCTGCCGCCACCACCGCCGCCCATTTCAGCGCCAACCCGTGCCGCGAACACGCGAACAACATACTCAAGGGCGCGGTTTGCGGATGCCCCTGAAAGGCTTGGTCCTATTGACGGCGCGTCAGTGCGCGCGGCATCCATGCGAACAGTTGCAGCGATAATGCTTTCCAATCGACTGATTTCATCGTTTGAAAAGACTTGGCGCATTGCGACCTGGAAACGCGGGTCGCTCATGCTTGTCACGAGCCTATCACCGCTTGGGAACTGGCTTCCGCCATCCGTCCTGAGTGCGCGGCGGATTAATTCATCAGAAAAAACGCCTTTAACGCCAGCCAAAGCCTCCCCAGACGTGTCGCGCCGGGCCTCAAGTGCAATGCGCCGTGCCGCCTGCATCGGGTTCGGCGCGTCGATGATCGACCGTATCGCCGTTTCCCTCTGCCCATTTATGAAACCAGCAGCCGCATTTGTTCTTGCCCCACTAACCTCGGCAATCCTATCAGATGCTCTGGCCGCTAGCAAATCAGCCGCGTCCCGCTTTCCTACCGCACCTGTAATGTCATCGCGCAAATCCGGGTATCTCTGCAATAATTCTGAATTATCACGAATGAATCTGTGTGCTGACGCGCGGGTAAACTCCCCCGTTGGGGAAATCGCGCTTTCAGTAAATCGCCGCATGATGAAATCACGAATTGCAGGCTCCGCCGCTGGTGCCGCGATTTCTATCTGCCTTGCGGCGACTGACGCTTGCGTGCCTGCGCGGCCAACAGTGCGGCTAAGCGATAGTTCTGGGTCTGTCGCAGTATCGCCATCAGCCGTGCGCCGCAAAATCCGACCGACAGCGCCCCGGTCAAATGTTTCGTGCAAAGCAGAGCTAAAGGCCCGCGCCTCATTTATCTGTTGGCCGATTTGCGTTGTGCCATCAATTGCCCCCATATCACGCAACAACGCCTCCGCAACAGTGTCGGCGATGCGGGCGGCATTTGTATTAGGGGCCTGCCCTGCCCGGAACACGCGAGAAAGCCTTCGTAACTCAGAGTAGAGTCCGTGCATTTCCCTGATTGTTTCGCTGTCGCCAAACTCCCCGCCCTCTGCCAACAGCCTGCGCAAAACAAGCGGGATGTCTGCTTGCTGCGCACGCGATGTCTCAGAAATTACCCGCTGCGCAGTTTCCCTCGATGTTCTGGTGTCAACCTGAACCATCTCCGGTATGGCTTCCCAGAGCTTGCTTTCCTCTGCCATGGCATTGTCACGCGCAACTCTGATTTCTTCTGTGACAAACGCACCATTATCACTTTCAGCGCGACGCGGGCCAAGTTTTTCAAGACGTGCGTTCGCGGCTTCGGAAGCTCCCCGCACACGTTCCGCTAGGGTTTCGCCAAATTGCGCCCGCATATTTGTGAAGAATCTGCGGGTTGCCTCGAAATCGCCGCCCATATCCTGGATAGCGCCCAGAGCACGGTCTGAGCTTTCTTGTAACTGAGCGTCAAGGCGTTCGCGCAAGACAGGGTTTTGCGACGCCGCTGTCTGTTCTATCGCAAGCATGTTGGGGTCACCGGTTTGTTGCGCCGGGGAAAGACCAAATTCGTTATCACGTGTGACTAGCTGCCCAAGTTCTCGCGCCCTTTCTTCGCCGCCCGCCAGTTCTTGCATCCTGGTTCGCGCAACTTCGTATGAACCGCCGCGCGTATATGGTGCAAGGGTAGCTTGAAGCCTATTGCGAAGCGCATTAGCGCCAACCACTGACGGCACAACGCGGGCCGTTTGACGCGCGACGGAAGGAACTGCCGCAATGCCAAGCGGGGCTACAACAGCGGCGGTATTCTGAATCCATGGCGGCGCGCCCATTTGCTCCGCCTGTTCCGCTGCGCCACCAGATGCCCCACCAGCAGTAACTTCTGCGGCAAGCCCGCCGCGTGTTGCCAAGCTGCTAAAAACATCGTCCGCGAATTGCCCGATAACTGGCGCAGCCGACAGGCCACGTGCGGCTGCCGCTGCCGGGATTGCGCCGCCTGCGGCCTGCCCTGCGCCACGAAAAGCGCCCTGAATAAACCCATCTGGCTGTTCGCGCGTAACCGCTATGTTTGCGGCCTCCATGGCATTTGTGATGCCTTCCGTTGCTGAGCCTGTTTGAAGCGCCGTTCCCTCCCATGCAGGATCATTGAACGGGTTCACGAAATCGACCAACCCCCCGACGCTTTCAGCGATGCCGCGATTCAGTTGCGCCATGTTGCCGGGCCGAGACGATGGCCCGTCACGTTGAATTTGTTGCACTATTCGCGCCAGTTCTCTGGCATCGTTTGCCGCGCCTGGAACGCCTCGATCAGCTGCATCAGACGCATTGCGGAGGGCTTCAAGGGCTTGTTCTAACTCCATCAGTCAAGCCACCTGTTCAACAGTTCTGTATCTTGCTCTGAAAGCCCTTCCGCTGACGTGTTTATGCCTTCAAGCGCGGAATCCACGCGGCCAATCATGCGTTCAATTACTGCAATTCTGTTGCTTGTTTCGCTATAGGATCTTGGCGAAACCGCGCCACCAAGCGCCCGCCGTTGCGTTGCCAACTCACGCTCAAGGCTACCGCGAATGGCATTGAATTGCGTTGTGGCGCGTTGCGGGCCGGTTAGCAATGATCCGGGTTCCGGGATGGTTCTTCGAATTGCTGTCATCAGCCAAGACGGCGGCTGGCGATCATATGCCGCAGAAAGTTCCTGCGTCAGTTCGTCCGTGAGTCTGGCAAGTTCTGCACTTGCTTGTGCCGTTTCTGGGAACGGTTGGTCCAGCCCTGCGGTGTCAGCGGCAATATTTGCGACGTTTCTGGCCGCGCCCGCAACACCGAATGCGGTATCAGCGCCCCCAATCGGGTCTTGCTGAATTTGCGCCGGACTCAGTGCCGCGCCAGTTCCTGCATTAGGTGCGCCCTGCGAGAAAATCAGGTTTCCGTTTTCGTCGTATACCGATGTCTGCTGTGGCGCGCCGCCAACTGGGGTTATCTGGCCGTTAGCGTTGCGCTGATATGTTCGGCTGGGATCAAGGCCGGGGATAGCGGCGACTTCTTCCGGCGACATAATTGAATAAGTCGGCGTATCAGGCTGTCCCGACATCGCAAGGTCAAGGCCAGTTGGCGTTTCGGTATACAGGTTGCCATCGAACTCGCGGTAAGAAGGCGCTGACGGCTCTGTGTAACCCTCATAGAAGGATATAACAGCGTCGCGCTGATCGAATTGGCCGACAAGTTCATCGGCCCCGAATTGCGTTGCGATGGCATCCCACTCAGCCGCAGAACCGGCAGTCCGCGCGGCACCTAAGCCGCGCCGGATTTCCGCCTCCTGCGCGTCCCGCTCTGCCCGAGATTGAGACGCCGCCGCGCTTGCCGCTGCCCGCGCACCGGCGGCCCGTGCCATTTGCAACCGCTCCTGCCGCTCTGCCCGCTGATCTTGCACGTTGCGAACGTCAAGAGCCGCCATGGGATCAAGACCGGCCAGCGCATTTATGGACGAGGCATCGCCCGCCAGTATACCCTGCCCCTGCGTCTGATACAGGTCGCGCAAATTGTTCTGGTCGCGCACCGCATTCGTTTGTGCCGCAAGCTGCGTTCCCGCCGCAAGCGCACCCAAGGAGTTTACCGGCTGTCCCGCCAGAATGATCCGTGAATCCATTACTGCCATCAGTATGCCCCCGGCATCATGCTCAAAAAGTTCTGGTTCTGGTTTGGCCGCGTCATAAAATCAGCGACGTTCAATTGATTGATCTGTGGCCGCGCTGCGAGGAACTGCGCAAGCTGGTTAGTCTGCTGTCCCTGTGGGGCCTCAGAAACCGCCGTCATGGCGTTCTGCTGCGGGCTTGGCGGTGGCCCACCATCAAGCGGCACCCTGCCGCCCCCTGCGCCCGCTAGTTCGATGTGCCACGGTTCCCAATCCATCGGGAACTGCATACCGTATCGGCCTGCGTTCGCATGGACGTATTCCCGCGCCGCGCCGTTGAGAAACCCGAGGTCAGCCGCCCGGCCCGCGTTGTGCCGGGAATTGCCCGGCGGTGCCACCCACTGACGCGCCGCGCTTTCAGACCCATATCGTTGAATGGCGTCATCGAAAAGCTGCGCTTGCATTTCCGGGGAACGATACGCGGAGTTGACACGCAATTGCGCCTGTATCTCGGGCGGGGCTTCCGAGAACAATCGCTGCAATGCGCCAACAAACGGCGCGTCAAGCCCCGACATCGCGTCGGCGCGGGCTCCACCGCCTGATAGATATGGAGACCAATCCCAAGCGTCAGTTGTCATATCACCAGCCCCCGAGCCAGTTGCCGCCGCCCCCAAAAGCAATGTCACCGAGCCATCCGCCAGCCTGCCCGCCCTGATTGCCGTTTTGCAGGTTCTGATACTGGTATAGGCCGGTCAGGTTGTTGATCGTGCCCGTAATGGCATTACCCTGCCCGATGGCACCAGCCGCCTGCGCGTTGCCGAGATTTGCCAACGCAGTGCTTGCCCCGTTTGCGTAGTTCTGACCCGCCGCCGCGCCTTGGCCCGCCGCGTTTTGGCCGCTTGAAACCAGGCCGGAAAGCCGGTTGAGGTAGTTATCGCGGCCAAGGCTGGCAATATCAATTGCCCGGTCGTTTGCTGCCTGAATCGTTGCGCCAGAATTAAGACCACCGCGCGCCGCCGCGCTTGCATCAACGCCCGCTATGCCCTGCTGGATTCTGAACAGATTGTCAGGGCTGGCCTGATAGCCTTGGTAAACGGTGCCGCCAGTTCGGTTCGCGTTCGCGTAGGCAACAGCCTCGTCGCGCGTGTCAAAGATCTGATCGCCCGCTTGGTAGCGCGTTGCAGCGCCTCCAACCCATCGCTGCCCCGGAATACTTATTCCACCCTCCCCGGCGTCGTTCATCCGTTCTGTCAAAAACGATTCATATCGCCCATCGCCGGGGATTTCCGTCACATCAAGCGGCGTTCCGCCGATTGTTGGGGCTGGTCCGCCACCCATCTCATAGAGATACATGGCAAGAGCGTTTGTGTTGTTTTCAAGATATGGGTCAAACCGGCCAAGGTCTTCTTCATAAATTCGTTCTTGAAGATCAATCTGCCGGTTCGCTGTCGCCTGTTGCGCCCTTGCGGCTCTGCTGGCCGCTCGGCCCTGAATAATGCCCCCAACTACTGCGCCAATGCCCATTACTTCGCCCACCCTTGCATGATGATTGCACCACCGGGCAGGGGCATCCGGCCATCCTCGACAAAGCCAAGGCGGCGCGCGAATGCCATCGCTGCACGGTTGCTTTCGGGCGTCCACCCGATGATACGTTCAGGCCCTTCGGCCTCCAAAAATTCATTCAAAACGGCCCGCGCCGGGGTTGTTAGAAACCCCCAACCCTCTGGCTTTACCGCGTAATGCGCCATCCAAACACCCGGCCAGAACGTGCGATGAAACATTCCACAAACCGGCCCATGCGCGTAATATTTAACCCCGTCTGAGGGCAGGTTTTTAGGCGTCGCACCCATTATCTGCTGCGACTTGTGGCGCAGGTATTCCCGCGCTTCATCAACTGTGATTTTCACGGCTCTAGCGTTACTATCCTGGCTTCGTGATCCCGCAACGCGGCCACAAGGCGCTGCAACAGTTCCAGACCGTCCAGTGTCAGCGCGCCGGTTTTGGGGTCGATTATGGGCTGTCCCGAAAGCGGGTCTTTCAACTCGACTGTCATACTATTTCCAAGTTTGCGTTTGCGTCCATCGTGAAATCGATGGGATCTGACGTGGTTACCTCTGCCGTTGCCTGTCGGAACTGCCCAAGTGACCGCAGAACAATCCTTTGCCGATATTCACCTTGACGGCCTATATCGCGGGTCCGCTCTGGCCCCCACGTCTGGCCGTTATCCTTGCTTAGTCGAACCATGATTTGCGGCTCTCGGGTGTATTCCCCGTTGATTTCCCAATAATCCGCATCTTCCAGAACAAGAGCGTCATATTCATACGGAATTGGGGTGCCATCCTCACGATCCATAATTGTATCAACGTAGGTCGTGAAACTTGACTGGTCGAACCGCCCGACACGCCCCGTAAATTCCAATTTTGGAATGCGGAACCGCTTGCCCTCATTGTAAAGCGTGCTTGACACAATGCGGCGAACCATTGCCGCCCCGTTATCCTCGTTCGTGCGGGATAGCTTGTCGATCTTGCCGGTAATGCTGCCGACATACCAATCGCCCCAAGCCTTTGCGCTGGCCTCAGCATTCCATAAATCATTCCCAAAGCCATTGGCCCGCTCGTGCCACTCACCGGTTGCGATGTCATAGCACCATGCCGGGCGGTCGCTGAACTTGATGACGCAGAACTTGTGCCCCTCGTCGGTATAGCTGAAACATGTTGTCGGGTCTGAATACCGGATTGCCGTTTCAACGGCAGAACTTGATATTGGTTGCCTTGTGGCACCATCGGTAAGGTAAACAATGCCATCAGATCCAACAAAGAACGCGCCGCCGTTAAACTTGGCCGCAAGGCGTTTGGATTTCAGACCGATGTCATAGACCGCGCCCGTCATCCGCGCGAATGCGTTGGCACCGGCCTGCCCAGTCGGATACCAGACCTCAATAGACCGTTCCTTCATGATCCAAGCGCGCCCGCCAATCGCCATAACGCGCAGGTTGTTATCGTCTCGCCCTTCCATCGTTGCGAAGTTAAGCCCCGGCAATGACGTTGGATCTGCCAAATCAGACCATTGCAGCCTCTGCCCGTTCTCCTCAGTTAGCAGGACATAACCGCTGAGAAAGTCGCCAGAACCAAATGCTGAAAACGCGCCAGAAGTCGGCTCGCTCATGGTGGAGCCATCCCAGACAAAATACCTGCCACCAGAGACGACACAGACATTTTGATTTGCCAGCGTCTTGTTGCCGAATATCTGCGCGCCCTTTGCGCTTGCAGTGGTTCCAAGTGCCGTTGCCGTGCCAGTTTGACCAATGCTGTAGAGCGTATCGCTTACCAGAACATAGAACGAGCTACCGAGAAAGGTCATGTCGCGCACATGCAAATCTGGCAGTGTGGCAAACTCGGTCATGCCAAGGACAGACTTGATCGCATGGGTTGACTTACCGCCCGGCGGCAATGGCTCACGGTAACAGTTAATTAGCCGCCCTGAATTGCCCTGCTCGTTATCCTGGTCGCGCGCTGATTGCCCGGCGAAAGTCAGGCTTACCATTAGCTAAACCACGTGCGTTGTGAGGGCATATTCAACAGGCCCGGCGCGATTGTTGCCTCATTCGTTGCGAAATATGCCGCCTGGAACGTGCGGAACCAGTCGTCCGCATCAAACCGCGCTGGAATCTCGTAATCAGGAGAGATCCGCGCCGCGAGTAGGAAAACAGTTCCTTCCTCGTATTCCTGCCCAAGCGGGAATGTGTCATTCAGTGTTACATCTGTGTGCGTCAGGTCAACGCCGCGCAGTTTCCACCCATGAAACATCGCGTTGAGTGCGTCCAGAGCCTCGGCCATTTCTTCCGCCTCGGCTTCTTCCCGAGGACCGATAAGGCCGATCTTGCGCATCGAGCGGGATATGATTTCGCGGACGGTCGCCATGGCTCACCTCTGTTTGAGTAGGCGGGGCCGTTAAGCCCCGCCCGTTGTTGATTAGCCAAAGAGGCGGGCGGCAAGGTCGGGATAGATTGCCTTGCGACCATAGAGGATATCAAGCCGGATGATGTCCTCGTCCGCGTCGATATCGTAGTCCTTCACAACCCGCACAGACAGGCCGTTATGGCTTTCCCGTGCCTTGAACGCAGCGCCATCGGGCATTTCAAGCGGAACAGTCACAAGGGCAAATGCGTTTTTGTGGAAACCGAGGTTCTGCGGATAGGCGGTTGCGCCCGTCCCCATAACCGTGATTGCCGCATTGTCCGCAGGTACCGCATCAACGGTCTGATAAGGGCCGCTGGTGATGATCGCAGGAGAGATCGTCAGCGTGGCCGGGCCAGTGGTTGCGCCTGAGTTTGCATCAGCCAGTACTGTGAACTGCTGCAAATACGGCATCACCGTTTTACCAGTAGTGCCCTCGCCCGGAACAGGGTTGACAGCGTAAACGCCCGCAATGGTGAACACATCGCCAGCCTTGAGAATGCCGGTTGTGGAATTGGTCCAACCGTCAGTAATCAGGGATTGCGAGTTTGCACCGGTTGCGTTTGCATAGGTGACATTCTGAGACCCGCCATTGACCAGCGGAGTGCCCGTGGCCACACCAACAGTATGGCTTTGGACGTTCTGCGTCCCGAATGTCGCAAACTTGGCGATACGGCCAATCGCGGCTTCCTCATAGGCGCTTTTGCCCATCGCACCGACAGAATCAAGCGTCAGCTGATTGCCAGCAACACCATAGCCCGCAGCCGGGTTCAGGATCATCGACCGGTTATCAGCGCCGACCGCCATTTCATCCATGCGCTGCGCCGCAGCCGCGACATGTGCAAAGGTTGAAGGCGTGGTGCCGGGCGTTCCGACTGCGTTCCACACATTCGTGTAAAGGCCATGCAGGGACTTATCGACCGTGTTTGCGAGGGTGATCATCGCGGGCTTAATATACCGCTCAGAATATTCCTCAATGGAAAGGGTCAGATCCTGCGTGGAAAACTTCCACGAAACATGCTTGCGCTGGTCGATTGCGATAGAGGTGGTTTTCTCCTCCGCATCCTGGTTGACGCGAGTAGCGCCGTCTGCGGTGTAGAACTTGACCGGCTTGCGGATGGAAACAGTGCTTCCCTGCCCGCCGGTAAATTCCTTCTTGAACTCGCGGTGGACGCGATTGCCCATCACAAGACTGTTTTCCAACTGCATGAGCGCCTCTTTGGCGATCTTGGTTGGCGTTACAAGTGTGTTAGCCATTTCTTCGGCTCCTTATTTTTTGCCCTCACGCCATGCACGGTATTCAGCCGGTGTCATTTTTTCCGGGTCTTTGGTCGCCGTGGCCTTCGGGCGCACGGGTGTAACCGGATCGGGGGCAGTAGTTTGGGTTTTGACCTTCGGCATGGATAGACGAGCCTCGATTGCCCCTAGGTTCCGCGCCATTTCAAGGTCACTCATTTGCGCAATCCGCGCCGCTTCCGCTTTGTTTGTCCCAAGGTGATAAGCGATGTCTGCGCCAAGGTCGGACGAGGCAATCACGCGGGCCATAGAGGGCGTAATTGGCAAATCTCCGGCGGTTACAACGGTGTCGAAATCGGTGTATTTGCTCCGTGCCTCGCCAGCTTGGTCGGCCCAATTTTGGGCCATTTCCCGCTGTTCCTGCTCGGAGATACTGCTGATTTCAGCCGCTTTCCGCTCCGCTTCCATTTCCAACTCACGCTTTTGGCGGTTGTCGATAGCGGCAAGGCTATGATGGGCCGTTTTTGCCGCCAGGAAGTCATCGTAATTGGCGTAATCCTCTTGCCTGGGGGGCTGCGATTCTTGTGCAACTTGCTGCAAGCGTTCAAGTTTGACCTTCGTTTCGGCCAATTCCTTTTGCGCCTGCGCTTCACTATCTTTTAACCGTCGCACCTCGGCCCTGCGCCGTTCGCGGCGGGCCTTTGCGGGGCTGACTGTTTCCTCTTCACCTTCCGACTCCGAGGCGGGCTGGCCTTCTTCCTGCCCTTCCGTTTCTTGCGTCTCTTCTGACACTTCTTCGGTTTGCGTGATGGTTTCGCTTTCCGCCACGTCATCATCACTCGCCACCGCAGGGGCGAGGGTTTGCTCTTCTTCCATTTTTCCGCCTATTTAAAAGGTCCGCATAGGGACCGGTTGGGGGGCTTGCTGCCCCATCGCGCTATGAAGCGCACGGGCGACTTCTTGTTGCACAAACTGCGCAATCGCCGCGTTCATCTGGCCGTTTTGAGCGGCCAATTCCAAAGATTTCCCTGCGACATCGAGCCGGGCTTTTTCGGCATCCGCTTGCGCTTCTTTCGCACCAGCAACTTCCTGTTCCGTTTTTGCTTGCTCTTGCGCCATCTGCATCTGCATTTGCGCCTGCTGCATTGCCTGTTGTTGTTGCATAGCCTGCTGTTCTTGCGGCGACGGCGGTTCATCGCTTTCCGCAACGCCGGGCGGCAAGAGTTTCTTCAACCTGTCTGCAAACTGGTCCGCGCCGGGCCAATCCATGTTCTGCGCGACAAGATCGGCGGTCACGCCAGCGGCAGGCGGGAACGCGCGCACAAAGTCAATCATGCTCTCCGCAGTTTCCTGCCGCTTGGTGGTGTAATTCGGCCCAACCGCAACTCGCACGTCATAGCGGCCAATTCTTATGTCATTAACCGGGACAACGCCATTTTGCGACATTTGCACGCCATTAACCATGACCTGCTGCGGCGTGCTGTCCTTGCCTAGAATCTGAATAACCCGGTTTGTGTCGTAAACATCGGGGATCATCGACACGATAACCCGGCCACCTTGCGCAATGGCCTTTGCCATATTGTCCGAATAAATCGACGTTGAAATATCGCTCTCGACCTGTCGGCGCTGAATCGCGATGCCTGATTTCTCGTTGCCCGCGCTTCCAAGCCCGGCGTCGTAAATGCCGGTCGTGCCCTTCATGTCCTCGGCGGCTGTCAGCACCTCCTGCATCATGCCAGACGAGGCAACCGGCGGCGTCGCGCGCTGTGGCGCACCTTGGGCCTTTTCATCCGGGTTATATGGCAGATAAGGCTCGTTGCTGTTGTTCGCTGCCTGCCATAAACTCTCGAAGCCCTGCACCTGTTTCGGCGTCACCAAATACGGGGCCTTGGGTTGCAGCGCTACCAATTCAGTCTGCGCAGATCGCCAGTAGTTATAAAGCCGTTGCGGGTCTTTAGCATAGCGGATGACCGAACTGCGCCGGGTTTCCTTGCCCACGCAAATTTCCTCACCCATAACCGCGATAACTGGGATATGCTTGCCGGGCAGGGCAGTCGGGCCTTCCAGCACCTCTTTGCCAGTGACCTTGCACCACATGATTTTCTGGCGCTGAACCTTGCGAGTTCTGACGAAATTCATGGGCGGCGCTGGATCCTCGACAACGGTGCCGTCCTGCATAAGCCCGATTTCTACATCGTCATAATCGCGGTAGATGTATTCGGCCACGATAACAGATTGTTTGTCGCGCCAATTCTCAATGCCGTCCACGTCGCTATCGGACTCAACATCCACCATCACCGCATTGGGATAGGCGTCCTTGAAATCTTCCTCGCCCATCGCCTCGGTGATGAACACAAACTCGGCGTCCTTGCGCGTCGGGTCTTTTGCCGTTGGATCAAAGTAAACCGAAAACGGGTTATGGATGCGATCAACCAAGACTTCTTGGTCAAATCCATCATCCGATTCCCAATCGGCCCGGATGCGCCAATATCCCATGCCGCATTGCGCGGCACCTTCGGCGGCTGTTTCATAAACCGACGACGCGTCAGACCTGTATTCGATCTGGCGGATAAGCCCCTCTATGACTTCCGCGACTTCCTTTGAAGCACCGGTATCGCCCGGCGTGACATTGATCGCCGGATTTATCTTGCGAATATCGCCGGTCACTTGGCGCACAAACTGCGGCAGGCGGTTGATTGTCAGGCACGGGCGGCTATCAGCCTCCCTTTGCGTGCGAACGTCATCCGGCCATTGGCCGTCGCCTACCAGGTTCTCCAGATCATTGATGGCAAGCTCGCGGTTTGTTCTATCCGCGTCCAAAGCGTCGGACAACCTGGTGCGGGCCAGCTTAATCAATTCGTCGTTTTTCATGCGCCTAGCCATCCCCCGCCCCCACGATTGAGACGCCGGTGATGCACAGAAGCATCCGGTAGCGGTTCGATCATGTCTGCAAATAGTTCGCTCATGGCCCAAACCATGGCATCAACGCGGTCTGGGCTGCCGTCGCCTTCGTAACCTTGCGTTGTCATTTGTGTCATTTGGCCCTCAAGCTCTGGGAACTGCCCCACGTGCCGGATGCGGCCCTGCTCATAAAGCGAAGCAATCGGCTCTGCCCTGACATGCTTGCCGCGTGACGCCCTGACCTCGATAATATTTAGCGCTGGGGCGATGGTTCGCAACACGTGCGCCACCATATCCCCGCCCTGGTTTACCTCGACAACAACACCATCAGCGCCGTATTCCTTGGACTTCGCAATCGCTGCGGCGGCCCATTCGTTTGGGCTTCCGCTCATGCTGGCATCTTCTAGGAAATACCCAGTTTGGTCCGGGCCAATGCCAGCCACGCAAATGCCGTGCTCGTCGCTGTCCTCTGTATTTGTTACCGCCGGGTCGATGGCAACAACGGTGCGCCCGATTTCCTTGGCCTCTGAGACACGATATGTGTCAAGCGTTGATTGCCGCCAAAGGGCACCGGGCAGATCGCCAAGTATCTCCGCGTTAAGTTCCTGACGCCCCAATCGCGTGCCTGCGTATTTACGCTGGATGCGATCCATGAATGACGCTGCAAGGTTGGCACGATTGTCCATTGTGCTGCCCCGCGTGACATGCACCTTGCCCTCGCCCCCCGAGACAATCGACTTGATCAACTCAATCGGTCTTGGCGTTGTAGTGATTATCTGTCTCGGATGGTCACCCATACGCAAGCCGAATTGCGCTTGGTCAAATGTTTCCCTTGCGTATTTCCACTTTGCCAATTCGTCGAGCCATGCAGCGTCATGCTGCGGGCCTCGAAGCTGGTCAGGCTCAACCGCGTTATAGGTGAACGCCTTCGCCCCATTCTCGAATGCCACGCACCGGTTGGACTTGGTGTAGGTCGGGCGGTCGATCCTGGGAAAGATGCGCAGGATCTCCCCGACCATCACGTCGCGGGCGTCTGCGGCAGTTTCTGCGATAAGCGCAATCCTTCCAGCCGCATTAGTCTCTACCTGCTCCCTAACCCACTCGGCACCCGTTCGCGTCTTGCCCCATCCGCGACCGGCCAGACATAGCCAAATGTCCCAATCGCCATCAGGCGCGATTTGATCCGGCCTCGCCAAAAACCCCCGCCAATCGTAAAGAAGGGCCTCGGCCTCTTTTTCAGTGAACTGCGCCAAGATCTGCGCGCGCTCATTCTCCGGCAGGATTGCCAGTTGTTCCGCTGCGCTCTGCAATGCCGCTCAACAGGGTTGCCAGCTTTGCAGCCGCTTGCCCCGTTTCCTCTGTTTTGATTGGGTCCATTTCATTATCACCGCCGATGGCCAGCTTGTCGCCGTATTTCTTGGGGCGCAGTTTGCCAGCCATCCATTTCCGCGCGTCGATCCTCACCCTACTGCGCTGGATGTGTTCGCCATTCAATTGCCAGCCTTCGCTATCTTCTCCTGTCCGCTCCATCCAGTCGTTCGCCGCATCGTCTGCAATGTCCAGGATTTCATCAAATATCGTGTCAGCTTGAACTTCCCGCGCGTGCGCGTATTGCTGACAGAGCGCGCCACCGTCATCCTTCACTAGCCACCTATGGACGGTCCTTTGGTCAGGCATGTCATCTCTGAGGCAAATTGATCTTAGGCTTTCCCCGTTTGATATGCTTTCGCAGATGTCGTCAAAGATTGCTTGTGTGAACTTCATGCGCATGGACCCACCGCGTTTCCGGGCAGGCTCCTATATTATGATTGTGGCTTGTGACCGCGAAGATGGTAGCCATCCATTTGCCTTCCGCCACATCTGCCTTGCATAAAATGAGCGACTTGGGGCAGCTATGTTGTTTTGTGTTGAACGCTATTGGCAACGGTGCGAGGAATCGAACCCCGGACGCGCGGGTTTGGGCCGCCGTTCTGCCACTGAGCTACACCGAACCGAATATGCCCCTTGAATCAAAAACGCCCGAGCCTTTCGACCGGGCGCATCTCGCTCTGCGATTATGAACGAGTTGTGAGGTAGTTTTCTCTAATTGTCAACCGTTCTTTGATAATACAACCAGATGCAGTGCTTTCAGGCTTTCCAGCGCATAGATACCGCGCCGCGTTGGCTTGCCGCCCCTGAGCAGCGTTACCCGCTCTAGCCGGGCATCGTGCAGAGCAGCCGACATATTTCTGTCAAGATGCCCCAAAAGACCTTGCCAGTGCATATACCCGTTGATCGCGGCCTGATCCTTTTCCTCCTCGCTGCGAAGATCAACTGTGTGCGACGTGTCCGCCTCGAACCTCTCCGGCATCATCTGGATTGATGCGGTCTTGGCGTATTCACTCTGGCCGATATACCGCCGTCGATATGCTGCCTCAGCCATGCACCAATCCGAGAACGTGCGCCACAATGCAGTGATTGTATCGCGCTTACCGTTCCCGGTAATGGCGTGATCCATCACTAATCCCATCTGGCATCCCATATGCGGGGCGCTTACGGCGCTTCTGCCCTCTCTGGTGTCCTCGCCACCGGATTGCCTCACGCGGGCTTGTAGCGCTGTTTTTTGCGGGTCGTCTGTCTGTTGCCTGATGCGGTTTGCAAAGCATCCGTTTGCTTCGCGCTTTGGCGTCTCGGTAAGATCAGCGACGCCCGCCAGTCTTTTCGCCCGACGCTTTGCGCCCTTGGTGTATGCCTTGCCCATGCCCTGCCCTTTTTCTGTTGTTAAGCCTTGTTAGCACCAGATTAATCGCCTCGCGGCTCTTTCGTTTGTCCTTACATATTTGCTTCCATCCGAGAGCGAATATGCTTGGCCTGCCCTATAAAGCCAAAAGGCGTAATCGCGCGCCTTACGTGGGCTTAAGCACCGCTCTGCCATTTCAGTCACCTCGGCGTAATTCTGGTGCAAAGCCATCTTTGGCCGTTTGAAATAGCTTATATCAAGAATCATCGCACCAACCTCAATTCTGGGTTTTTTTTGTCGCGCGGCCTGTGTTTTGTCATTCTGCCCTCGCGTTGCTATTCCTTGCCGCTATCCGGTATTTGCGCAGCTCCAGGTTCTTCGCTGTCATACCCTTTTCCAGCCCGCGAATGACGCTCTGCAATCGCTCCACCTCGCTTAGAAGCCTGTTGATCTCTGCGCCCTGCGCTATTGCGCGGGCCATTGGCTCTGTCATTTCTTCCTCCATTCCATTACTTTGGTTCCCTTGCGCTTCCTGCGCTCGGCAAGCCCCATGTCAGCAAGAAGGTAAAGCCGAATGAGAGCGTCGCGGCGCGTTGACCCTACCCGGTTTGCTATCTCGTAGGTGCCGCGCCAATCTGCCGTGAGGATGCTTAGAACATGCTCAGAATTGATGCGCATGTTTTCACGCTCAACCTTGGCAATGCCATTGCTGCGTTTTTTGATTTCCCACGCATCGCGGGTCATCTTTGCGAATAGCCGGGTTTCGGTTGGCATCCCTGTGGTAGTCATGGTGTGGCATCCGGCGGGTCGGGAAGCGGCATCCAGTGGGTTACACGTAAGGACGGACGAATAAGGCGTCTTCGGCCAGTTGAAGACCAAAACGACCAACCCGTAACGAGTCCCCCATGCTCAATAAAGGTTGCCCAAAATCCATGACACAAGGTTCTGTCGTGTTCGTTCCACAATATTATTGCTGGCCCGTCTTTTTCGCCTTCTTTGTTTTTCGGCGCGCTTCTTATCGGTTGCCATTCCATCGCTATGCCCTCCATTCTGGTGCAAACGGTATGTCATCACCCATATCCCCGCCGCCATACCCACCGCTGGATTGCTGAGATCTTGTGTCACGGTTGCCGCCCTCCTGCTTGCCGTCCAGCATCACCAGTGTTCCGCCAAAGCCCTGCAACACGATCTCTGTCGAATAGCGATCCGCGCCGGATTGGTCCTGCCATTTGCGGGTGGTGAACTTGCCGGAAACGTAGACCTTGGAACCCTTACGCAGATATTGCTCTGCCACGCGGATCAGCCCTTCCTGAAAAATTGCGACTGGTATCCAATCGGTTTTTTCCTGCCGGTTGCCGTCCTTGTCTTTCCATTTCTCGGTACAGGCGATGCGCAGGTTGCAAACCTTCCCGCCATTAGCGAATGTCCGAGTTTCAGGGTCGCGCCCCAAGTTTCCGATGAACGAGCATTGGTTAAGCATCTTTTCTGCCTTTCGATATAATTTTAGCTTTTGCCGGTTTGGTTTTTATCCAATACCTGACGGTGCCAGAACCAAGCCCCAAGGCCCGCTCTGCAGCCTTTTGGCTCTCGTATTCCTTGCCTAAGACAAGAACTCTATTCGCTTGGTTTGGCCTTGGATTTCTCACACCAGACAAGTAGTGCCTGTCACCCGACGCCATAAGGCCTCGCACAGATGCCTCTGCCATGTTTTCTGCGTGCGTCCCGGCTCGAAGGTGGTCCGGGTTAACACACGTCTTAACATCGCAAGAGTGCAAAACGTGTCTGCCCCTTGGAATCTTCCCGTTGTAAAGTTCGTAAGCAAATTTGTGCGCCGACACCACCTTGCCGAAAGCCTTTAGCCACCCATATCCGTTCGGAGATACGGTGCCGGTCCACAACCAACACCCAGATTCATCACAAACGTCATACAACTTCATGAATCTTATGAACGGTGGTTCTTTCGCTGGCACATCTCTCTCCTTGCTTGGGCGCGAATATCCCACTTTTCGCCGGTTGCGTCAACCCACCATTCTGGAAACTTCTCACATCCACATCGGCGCAAAGGTTGCCCAAAAGTGTTACGCGATTAACTGATCCTGCCATATTACGAACCCCCCGTAACGAATGCAGAACCGTCAGAAAGGATTGTCTGACCTTGCCCTGTGATAGTGTCGCTGGTGTGCATAATCGCGTTGGCAAACCAGCCAATCATCATGCCTTCACTGACGAAATCAGGCCCTCCCTTCGCCTTGTTCTGCATGAAGGCATGCAGCCCACTTTGCGGCGTCAGTGCCACAGGCTTGCAGCATTTCGCCGCCGCTCATTTCTGTGTAATTAGTCATAGTTGGTCCTCCACTTTCATTGCACGGCGATATTCAAGATAAACGCCTATAAATCTGGCGGCAAAAGATAGATGCTCCAGAACGCCGCGCGGGTTCATGTATCCGTAGCTCGTTTCCAGAAACCACAGAAAGCCGAATTCGCCTTCGCTGCTGATGCGGCGGATGGTGCGCTTGTCTTCTAGTTGGGTTGTGCTTTCTTGAGTGTCCATCACTATTCCTCCACGATGATTGTGTGCCCGTCTGGGTGGGTGTAGGTGCCGGGGGTGATTTGTTCAGGCGTTCGTGTCACCCACGCTCCAACGATTCCCAATTTCCTGAGATTTTGCGCTGGCCGCAATGTCGCGGTCTTGGCTTTTGGCTCCAGCCTAACGCGGTAAGCGAAATCCAAGTCCCATAATGGTGATGTATCCACCGTCCAGTCGCTTCCGTATGTAGGGAGGCAGTATTCAATCACCTTCCCTTGGTGATGCGCCAGCAACAGAGCGCCTTGCTCCGCCTCTGTCATGTCGCGCCATACCGTTGGGTGGTCTGGCCATTCTGCGACGAGGTCTATGCAGGCTTGATACCTGTTGGTTCCGTCATGGTTCCATACGGGGTCAGCCAGCCTGCACTTGCCTTTAGACCAGCAAAAATTTGTCCCGGAAACAATTGGCCCAACCTTATTGCCCTCTGCGTCGCGGTAATATTTTCCGGGTTCGATTTTTAACGTCATGTCGTGGCCTCCTGCGCTTTGCGTTCATCATGGGCGCGAATGCCATGTAAAACTGTTGTGTGGTGCCGCTTAAAAATCCGCCCGATACGCGGAAGCGAATAGCCAAGGTCGCGTTGAACTGCGGCCATTGCGGCCTGTCGTGGAACCGATGCCACGCGCGCGCTGTTGCGGCCTAGTATGACGGACGGCTTGGTGCCGTATCGGTCTGCCGTTTGGGCGATGATGTCTTTGGCTGTGTCGGTCATGCTCTTGCCCTCTTTGCGGCAACCGCTTGGCGATGATTTTCAAGCAAAACAGCCTCACGGGCCTTCGCCTCATCTTCTCCGTAAACATCCCTGAACGTGAAAAATAGGCTAGACCGATATGGCCTCAAATCCTCCTCGGTTATGAACGCCATATCCAGCAATTCCACGCAATCGCGCCCGTAAAGGTAGTTTTCACCGATGGCCTGACCGGCCTTGATCCGCGCCGAAATCATGTCGATCCTGTGTTGTCCGTTATCTGCGGTATCAGCCGTTGCAAACTTTGGCTTAGTCAGCGCATGGGCAGAGCGAATATCCTTCGCGGCGCGTGCAATCTCAAACTCGGTAGGCCAAGCCCTTGTCTGAGCGTTCGCGGCCAGCACGTCAGAGAAATCATCCCACCAATCCTGGTATCCCTGCCCCGGCGCGTCCTTCAACAGACGGGCAATGAGGGCTTGGATTTCCTCGACCTGTGCTTTCGGCTTATCCCTCAAGCCCTGCGGCATGGTCCGCCGGTCAAGATATCTCTTGAAACTGTCTGTGAGCCAATCCGTGCGGGTCATCTCGCCCCTCCTGTTGCTTGTGCAAATATTTCATCGAAGTTATCGACTTTCGGCCTTAGCCGCGCTGTGATCCACGAAACCGGCTCCGATACACCCTCCCGGTTAGCGTCACGTAATGCGTTGAACGTCTCTGTGTCGCCGACATTCTTGCGCCACTTGCCGATCAATGACCGGGCCTGCTTTTCGGATGTCCCGTATTTGCTGAGAAAGGCCACGCCTCGATCAAAAACTTCCTTCGTAAAATCGACGGCTTGCCCGTCCTCTCCGTTAGGAGAGGTCTTACATCCTTCTTTCACCTTTCTTTCATCCTTATTAGGTTTGTCCCGCCGCTGTCCCACCGCTGTCCCACCGCTGTCCCGCTTTTCAGATTTAGCTGTCCCGCTGTCTTTTGACTTGCTCTGATATTCGTCATACTTACAAATGGTTATGACGTTTATGCCTGTCCCGCTATCTGTCCCAATCATGTCCCGATTTTCGAGCCTTTTCAAAAACCTGTCTACTTTGGATTTTGACCATTTCCACGCTTTGCACATGAACCGGACGGAACATGATAGCTGCCCGCGCTCCAAATCAACCCACGCCCCGTTCACTTCCTTGGTGCGCGCCTTATAGGACGCATCCATGACCATCCATACCCACGCTTCGCGCTCGGTAAGCGGTTCAGGCTTGAACGCTTTGTCATCCCAAATGCCTCGGGATATGTTGACCGTGCCGCTCATGCATCCGCGCTCGGGGTGAAAGAACCGACCTGCTCAAAGATGCAAAATTCACGCTCTGGATATTTGCCTTGCATCCGCCTCGCCGCAATAACTGCTTCTGCAAGTGATGCAACCTCGACAGGCCATACGGACGCCCGCAAAAGGCGCTTCCTGCTTGTCCGCTCAATGATTATGAAGCCGCCCTCACGCGACTCACCGCGTCGAATTTTCTGGGGCGCAGGCAATCGCCGCTTAGATTGCAAGTCAGATGCGTTGCAACCTTCGTTTTCGTGATGTATGATGTTTTCAATGTTCAATGCATACCTCCATATGCTTTAGACTAGAGGCGGTTGAGCGGTTTACAGCGCTCCCGCCAATTTAACCTCTACCCTACATTCCCAAGTAAATCAAGAAGCCACCGCATACACACGCGGCGGATATTGCAACGGGGCTTTTCATTCCAGAAAGCCCGGTATGTAGTGCCGCGCGACAATAAGCGGCCCGAAGTAAACGACGCGCATAACAAGCCTGTCGTCTTCATCCGTGACAGCAACCCAATCCGGCCAATGCCATTCAAAGGTGATGCGCATTTCAGTCATCCCCATGAAGAAAGTCATGTCGTTGCTCCTATGACGGCGAACTGATAGTCACGACCACGAATCCGCCCGTCTGCTTGTCTACCCGATACGTCGCCGCGAACCGGTTGTCATCAACATGCAGCGCGTCGGCCAGCCCATCCCGGCCCGCCTTGAAACTGGCTATGATATTGTCATCATCGCGCTTGCGTCTATCTGGCGGGTAGAACGCCAATTCCAGCCCGATAGGCCCGTCTGGCAGGTTTAGCTTGTGTGCGCCCCACGCTAGGGCCTCATACGCGCATTCATTGCGGTATGCCTTTGCCGCCTTCGCGCGCTTGGACCAATGGCCGCGCGCGTTTGGGCTGCATTCCTTCGGTGGCCATGGTAGTTTGATGGTGAGTTTCATTCGCGCGACCACCACATAGCAAGGGTTCCATTATCGCGGAGAGTTTGAATATGTGAGCGAACACGCGACACGTTGCATTGCAGCCATAGCGCGATATCCTCAACGCCGTAACCTTCTGCCAGGCGCATGTTGACGAGGTTCCGCCATTCCTGCGAATTGACGGAAACCTTATCTGCTTGTGTATATGGAATCATGCCATTCCTTCCGCTTGCTATACTCGGCCAAAGAATTGCGTTGGTCCAGTAAGCGCACCAGTTTGGTCAAACAGGTGCCACTGACAATTATCCTTGCCCGTCATCTTGCTATCGGGAATCCACTTCACGCGGCCCACACTGACGATCTTGCGCAGGTATGGCTGAAATGGGACGCTCTGCCTTGTGTGAACCCAATCCGAATCGAAAAGCAGCCATGTCGGACACAGTGCGGAAAACAGCTCAATCATCGGGTGCAATATTTTGCGGTTCCACGGTGGATTCGTTATGATGCTATCGATAGATCCGCCGATAGAAAATATCGGGCCATTCGCATCAATCCGGTCAATCCAGTCGCAGCGAGGTTCAATATCCGACGCCTCAACACATGACATCCCGTGCGCCTCAAGATGATGGATTAACGCGCCATCACCTGCGCATGGCTCCGAAAACGCTGTGCCGTATTCCAGATGTGGCAAAAGCGGCAAAACGGCCTCGCGTGGCGTAGGATAGAAATCCCGCTCGACACGCTTAAATGACGATCTTTTACCCATGCAATCGCTCCTCAACCCATGATAGCCAATCGGTGTCTTTGCCGTATTTTTCGCGCCAGAGTTTCGGCTCCGCGTGGAGTGCAATCTTGCTGGTGTCCATCAGGCCAAGATGACAACCTTCACACAGAGGTAAGGTCATGCTGTCGGGCGCGCGAGCCGTGGAATACCGACCGTGGATGCAGTGATGCACCTGCGTCGGGCTATGTTGCGGAAGCCACCACTCATGGCAGATCACGCAGGGCATCGCCGCCACAGCCGCCAGACGGGCCTTGTCGCGGGGCTGTGGCGCTTCCTTGAGACCCATAGGGGGTTTGCCTGTGAGGCTGCTCATGACGCGCCCTCCGCTTCAAGAATGGCGCGGCCGATCATTTCTGGGATTTGTGGCACGACTGCGTTGCCTAGACCTCTAAGTCGGTCCATCCTATTGGGAATCCCATCATCCATTCCCAATCCGATGGGTGAATTTTCAACGCTCCAAAGTCCGTCCCACGCAACGGATTCCCAGACCCGCCCAACTCGCGCCATGACCCGCCCCAATGACTGCTTCCCGCGTTTGGTGTCGGCAACATCATGGCTGCCAAACGGCGGCATCCGGCGTGCTTCATCATTGACGGTGCAACCTGGTTCGCCTTGGTGATCGGGGTAGGCAATAGCATAGAACCGATCCCGACCGTGGGGCGCTCCAAGGACGGCAGCCGAAATGCACTGCCATTCTGCATCATACCCCCACGCGGCCAAGTTCCCGAGAACGTCTCCCGCCCCTCTATTAAGCAACTCTGAGCTGTTTTCCAAAATGACGTAGCTGGGTCGAATTTCGCCAATAAGGCGGCTGAACTGGCCCCAGAGAGAAGACTTAACGCCGCCAATTCCAGCCTTTTTTCCTGCTGGCGAGATATCTTGGCAGGGGAACCCACCGGTGATAACATCGACGGAAATTCCGTCTCGTCTAAGAACGTCGCCTGTGAGTTTGGTAACGTCTTCATAACAGGGCACCTCCGGCCAATGCTTCGCCAAAACACGGCGCGGGAATTCTTCGATTTCGCAGAATGCTACGGTTTCAAAACCACCCGTTCGTTCAAGGCCAAGGCTGAATCCGCCAACTAGAATGCCAGAGAACAAATCCAACACTTTCAACTTTGGCTTGTCCTCCAGCATTATTTTTCCTCCCGCCGCACTTCGATTTTCCATGTTGGGAAGTTCTCCGAGTTTGCCCGATTGTAAAAACTCTGGCGGTTAAGCCCGAAGCGGGTCGATGCTTCTTCTGGTGAATTAAATTGCAAGCCTTCGGCGTGGTAGACGCGCCGCTCACCATTCCAGCGCGATCCGCATAGCGCGGCCTTGTGGCTTGGGGATAGCTTTGTTGGTTTTTTATATCCGCGCTGCAACCCGACGCGGTATGCGTGTTTTTGGTTTTCGCTCTGCGTTACCCATTCAAGGTTTGACAGGGCGTTGTTCGCCTTGTTGCCATCAATGTGATTGACTTGTGGTTTCCCGTCTGGGTTCGGAATGAAAGCCTCTGCCAGCAAGCGGTGAACGAGGTGCTTTCGCCCATTTCCGTTTTCCCAGAGTTCAACGCGGATATATCCGTTTTTGCCGGTCTGTGGTTTTATGACACGTCCAAATCGGGACGTTACAACCCCATCTTCACGGATGGAGTATCCGCTAAACAGATCGAGGACACGTAATTTCGTCATGTCGCGCCCTCGTATTTGCGGAGTTCTGGATCGGTCAGGTGAACCCCATCGGAGCGGAAATGCCGCGACATGGCGTCCATGTATTCGCTCAATTCCTCGACGCTCATGCTGCTGGACACGTTCAGGATTCCGCTGGCCAAAAGGCTGCACTGCTTTTCGTATGGCAGGCGCGCGCCCGAGTTTTCCCATATCCAGGCGAACCTGGGGCAACGCAGCTTGATCGCTAGCCCCCAACGCCTATGGCACATGCCCTTGACCTCGGATGCGTCCAGATCGGCTTGCTGTTTTGCGACCTCTCCGAACCACATGTGCAGGGTCCGGTTCTGCTGTGCTGTGCGGCTTTCCTTGGCGTCAGTGATGATGACGCGCGCACCATCTGGGGCCAGAGCCACCTTACTCAATGCAAGCTCGCGCTGTTTTGGTCCAATGAGCGTTATCGTCTGTCCCGTCATGCGCCATAATCCATCGGCGGGGCCTGCATGGCCGGATCATCAATCAGCTTTGATTTCAGATATTCTTTCAAGTTCACCACTTGGTGCCACAACGCTTTGTCGCCGTCGCCCAGGGCGCGGATGGCTGGCACCTCTGCGATCCATACGCCGTGAAGCTGCTGGATCGTCTTGCAGGTCTTCATGCTGGCCGCAATCCGGTCCTTTTCTGCGGGCCAATCTGTCATTGCTCTTTGATCTCCATCAATCGGAGTTCGTAGGCGTCGATAACATTGGCCCAAAGGTCAGAGTGTTTCGCTTCCAGTTCCGCAATGATCGCCGCGCGACGATCCCATTCGTTGGAAATCTGGCGTTCGCCCTTCATGCGTTTGAACTGGGCGCAAAGCGCAGCGGCGATGGCCTCCGCCTTTTCGCGCGGGGTGCTGTCCTCCGGCATGTCTTGCGTAACCGTTGCGGCCCACGAGTATTGCTTGCGCGGCTCGGGCTTTTCCGGCTGGCCAGTCGCGCGCCCATCGTCCTCGGTATCCTCGCCCAATGAAAGGCCAAGGATTGCCTGCGCAGTGTAGCGTTGCCCGTAGGTCTGGGATGACCCGACCGCTTGCACCGCATTCTTGCTTCCGCTGGAATCGCGCGGAAGGTCTATGCTGACGGTCTCGATATGACCTGAAACATGCGACAGGCGGGCCGTGACCCGGATTGTCTCGCCGGTGTCAACCGCGAAGTTGAGCGCCAAGCCGTTCTCCGAGAGAATGGGCCGCGTCTTGGCGATGATATCCTTGAGCGTGGCGTAGCGCTTGCTGTTATGCCCAACCCCGTTCAGCGGGATGGCGGGGAAACTGGCCGATGCCATGGCGAACGCGGCGGCGTGTTGCGCCTGCGCGGCCTGCTTGTCCATGCGCTCTTTCATGTCGAGCATCCGTTCCAGCCGTTCGATAGGCAGATCGGGCGTCATTGCGATGCGTTCGATCATGCTGACCATCGGGTCGGCGGGCAATTGCGCTCCTTGCGTTTCGTCTGTCATCTTTGCTACATTTGTCATGTTGTCGGTCCTCCAATGGCCGGTGATTGGGCTGGCGTGGGTTGAAGTTCCGCCAGCCTATTTTTCTGTGAATTGCGCGCCCAAAGCGGCGCACCGCGCTTTCAGTTTCATTTGTCGCTTGAGCAGATCGGCAACCGGACGATGTTTCGCGCGGGCCTCTGCTATCCGGCGCTCGACCGCCTCAAGGTGTTCCGCCGCCGTGCCGAGAAATATCCCCGGCATAACATTGCCAAGGTGGCCGTCAGGGCGGGAAAGAGGGGCGCTCATTCTGCTTGCTCCTGCGTTTTGCGTTCATGGCGCTTCGCCAGCCGGTCAAGTGTGGCGCGACAGACATCTGACAGCGTTCTATCACTCTCCGATAGCGCAATTTGCCACCGGTTGCGTTCCTCGTCATTCATTGTTCCACATCCCAACTATCAACTGGAACCACGCCGCCAGTCACCGCTTCAATCCGGTGCCGGTAGATCTGGCGCGGGGTGTGATTACCGTTTAGCCATTGATGCACAAGGGACCGGTTGGCCGGGATCGCCTTAGCCACCCATGCAACCTTGCGGCCCGTCCCGTCTATCCACTGCCGTAGCAATTTTGATCCGTTTTCATTACTCATGAAAAGACGTTACACAAAACATCCGCGCCCCGCAAGTAAACTTTTGTGTTGCGTTTCGGTTTCGGATGTGCGCTTATAGGTTTCAGCAACGGCCCACGGGCCAAGTTTGGGAGAGACCTCATGAACAAATCAAACTGGGAAATTCTTGCGCGCTTCGGGGCAACGCCCGACAATCTCAGCGTCGGCGGGTCTCTTGACCTCAGAGGCACTTGCGTGACGGAACTGCCCGACAATCTCAGCGTCGGCGGGTCTCTTTACCTCAGAGGCACTTGCGTGACGGAACTGCCCGACAATCTCAGCG